GCCCGCGGCGGAATCCCCCCCCAACGACTCGACTTTGACCGACGCCGCCGCCGACCTGGACGACGACACCGAACCGGACCCGACGACGCCCGACCCGACCAGCGCCGACTGGGACGCCTGCCCCTGGCTGGCCGACCTGCTGCCCGTTCCGGACGAAGCGACCTGGCCGCGCCTGATGTCGCCGCCCCATCCGGACGCGGTGGGGTCCTACGGGCCCGAAGCGGTGGCCTGGATCACCAGCGAACGCCGGGTGGACCTGCGGTGGTGGCAGCGGCTGGTGATCTTCCGGCTGCTGGAGCATGACGACCACGGCCAACTGGTCTGGCTGGATGCCATCGTGTCCACCGCGCGCCAGGTGGGAAAGTCGGTGGTGCTGCGGGAACTGGGGGCCTGGCGGATGCACGCCGCCGACACCTTCGGGGAACCCCAGACCGTGCTGCACACCGGGGCGAACGTGGCGGTGTGCCGTGAAGTCCAGCGGCCCATCCGGCTGTGGTGCAAGGAACGCGGCTACCAGGTGCGGGAGGCCAACGACCAGCAGGAGATGGAAGCCCCGGACGGGGGCCGCTACCTGCTGCGGGCGAAGGGGGCGGTCTACGGATTCACCGGGGACCTGGCGCTGGCGGACGAAGGCTGGAAGTTGGAACCGTCGGTGGTCGAAGACGGCCTAGAGCCGACGATGGCCGAACGGGACAACGGGCAACTGGTCATCTTCAGCACCGCCCACCGGCTGGCCACCTCGCTGGTGCCGCTACGCCGCGCGGCTGCCTTTGTCGCCTGGGGTCGGGGCGATGTGCGGACGCTGATCCTGGAATGGTCGGCCCCACGGGACGCCGACCTGGACGACCGCGACGCCTGGCGGTCGGCCAGCCCCCACTGGTCGGCTGCCAGGTCTCGGCTGCTGGAAGGGAAACTGACCCGGGTCCAGGTGGGCTACAGCGAAGACCCCGACGAAGACGACCCGGTGGAATCGTTCCGGTCCCAGTACCTGAACATCTGGCCGGGCCGTCGGCTGACCACCAGCAGGCGGACCGAACCGCTGGCGGACCGCGACACCTGGGCCCAGGCCACCGACCTGTGGGCCCATGCCCCCGACGGGGTGCCGCTGTCGGTGGCGGTGGAGGACTATTACGGGCTGGGGGCTGCTGCTGCGGCGGTGGCCCAGTTGGAAGACGGGCGGCTGGTCACGTGGGGCGGGCTGTTCGCATCCAGGCCCGACGCCTACGCCTGGGCCGCCTTCACCGTCGGCCTACGCCCCGACTGCACCCTGACCATCGGGGCCAGCCTGGCCCTGGGGGAGGCCCAGGAGGCCTGTCCGCGGGCCACGGTGGCGAAGGCGGGGACGGCCCAGACTTCGGGGGCCCTGCCACTGGTGCGGTCCCTGCTGCGAAGCCGGGGCCTGGTCCATTCGGGGGACGAAGACCTGGCCCTGCAGGTGCGGGCCGTTCAACTGGTGCCGACGGCCACCGGGGGCCTGGGGATCGCCCATCGGGGGATCCGTTCCGACCTGCTGCGGGCCACCGCCTGGGCGGTGGCGGATCGCCACCAGCCCCACCAGGAAGCGATGGAATTCTATGTCTACTGAAGCCGTACGCCGGGCCCGGAACACCGCCAGCCCGCGGGTCTCGTCGGCCCGTCGGATGGTCCGGCAGGGCCAGGCCACCAGCCGGGCCGGGGTGTCCGGGTCGGCCCCCCAGTCCTGGGCCTGGCTGACCGGGGACCCCTACCCCAGCGAACCCCTGTGGGCCACTGAGGCCGACGCCATGGGCCTGCCCCCCTTCGGGCGGGGTGTCGCGCTGCTGGCGAACGCGGTGGCCGGGACGGGCTGGTGGGCGAAGCGGTGGGACCCCGAAGACGGGGTGTCGGTGCGGATCCCCGACCAGCCCGCGGTCCTGACCGACCCGGACCCGACCACCACCCCGTGGAACTACCGGTGGGCCGCGTGTGAAGACCTGATCCTGTACGGCAACCACTTCGCCCTGTACGGGGACCTGGACTTCCGAACCCTGCGGCCTGGCTGGCTGGTGCCCTACCCGGCCACGGACTTCAGCGTCCTGGTGGACCCGTTCACCCAGGCGGGCTGGCTGGTCGGCCCGACGGGGGACGCGCTGTCACCGGACCAGGTGCTGCACGTGTCCGCGGGCAACCGGTCCGGGGAAGTCCTGGGCCGCGGGGTGCTGGCCCAGTACGGGGAATGGCTGGGCGGGTCGGTGGCCGCCGAACGCCACACCGGGGCTTACTTCGCTGGCGGGGCCCTGCCGCCCGCGGTGCTGTCCTCGCCCACGCTGCTGACCCAGACTCAGGCCGACGAATTAAAGTCGAAGTGGCGAGAAATGACCAGCACCCGGGAACCGGTGGTCCTGCCGTCGGGCTACGTGCTGACCCCGGTGGTGTCGAACGCCGAACAAGCGCAACTGGTGGAGTCACGGACCTGGAACGCCCAGGCGGTGGCGATGATGCTGGGGATCCCGGCCTACAAACTGGGCCTACCCGGCACGTCGATGACGTATCAGAACATCGAATCGGCGGACATCGAATTCGTGCGGGACAGCGTGGACCGCTACGGGGCCCCGCTGGCCGAAGCCTTCACGAAGTGGCTGATGCCCCGGGGGACCACGGTGGTGTGGGACTACGCCGGACGGATGCGGGCCGACACGAAGACCACCGCCGAAGTGGTCGGGTCCCTGGTGGGATCGGGGCTGCTGACCATCAACGAAGGCCGGGCCATGATCGGGCGGGCCCCCCTGCCGGAGGCCGCGACAGCCCCCGTACCGGACCCGGTGGACCCGGGTGCCACCGACCCCGCCGCCGCCCAGGAGACGGGCGACCTGACCCCCCAGGAAGTGATCTAGCGCCATGTCTGAACTGCTGATCGAACGATCCGCCGCCCCGCTGGAAGCCGTCGGGGACGGCTGGACCGTGGAAGGTCTGGCGGTGCCCTACGACACCCCCAGCGAAGTGTCCGACGACGGCGGGGCCACCACGTACTGGGAAGGCTTCAGCCGCGGGGCCTACAGCCGCGACGTGGCGAAGGGGGGCCGCTGGGTGAACCTGATGCTGGGCCACGTCGGGGACGACGGGGAACGCTTCCTGGGCCGCTGTATGGGCCTGGCCGAATCCGCCGCTGGCCTGGTCGCCACCTTCCGGCTGGACCGGTCCCACCCCCAGGCCGAAGCCGCCCGGGCTGGCGAACTGCGGGGCTGGTCGGTGTCGGCCCGGGTCTACCGGTCCAGGTCCGTGGACGAAGGCCCCCGCCGCGTGGTCTGGCGCGAAGTCTGCGGGCTGTCCCACGTGGCCGCCACCGCCGCCCCCCAGTACGCCGGGGCCGGGGTGTCAGTGGCCCGCGAACACGTGCTGATCGTGGGGCCGTCGGCCACCCCGCGGCTGGACGCGCTGAAGGACTTCCTGGACGGGCTGAAGGTGCAGGCCTAGCCTGCCCAGGTGACCCATCCCGCCGACATAGACGCACTCGTGACGCGCATCCGGGCAGAGGCAGACATGGCGTCACGGGCGGGTCAGTACGCCGACCTCAACGAGATAGCCGACGACCTCGCCGCACTCGCCCCAGGGAGGCAAGGACTGATGACCGACGAATACGCATGGCCGCCCACCGGCTGGTGCGCCGCGATCAGCCCCGAACTCACGCACCTCTGTCACAAGCCACGCGGCCACGCGGGCGACCATGCCGGGCCAGAGATGCCAACCGTCGAGATTGACGAGCCGACCAGCGTCGCTCCGCCCGGATACTGCGCCGACTGTCCCGACCATGAGGCATGTTCCACGGCTACCCGTGCGACGTTGTGAAGCGCGTCCATTCGCCCGGATAGCCTGTGGGCCTGGGGAGTCATGGACTGGCGGTGGCGTATGAGGCCGGTGGGTGATGTGCCATGACCAGGCGGGAATGGCTGGCGGACCCGCCACCCTGGACAGCCCTGCCGGGCCGGGCGTAGCGTCGGACCCGACCTAGAGCCGCCACCCGGGGCCCGGGCCACCTGCCACCCGGCCAGCGAACACGAGCCGCCACCCAGGGGCCTGACAGATTCAGGGCAACCCGCCACCCGGCCAGTTGAATCCTTCACTGGCAAAGGGGCCCTGGCATGGGCGCATATCTGGACAGGCTGAACCAGCAGTTTGACGAAATCCAGCAGGGCATCACCACCCTGGTGGACCGGGCTGCTGATGAGAACCGCGATGTGACCGACGCCGAACAGGCCCAGGTGGACCGCGACAAGGGCCGACTGTCCGAACTTCAGACGGCTATCACCCATTACAGCGACATCGAAACCCAGGGGGCGAAGGTCCAGGCCCTGCGGTCCTCGCTTCCGGCCCCCGTCATCACCCAGCGGGTGAAGGACGACGCCGACACCTACGACATCGCCCGGGAGTTTCCCACCGTCGGGGACTACGCCATCACCGTCCACCGGGCGATGACGCTGCGGGACCCCGCCGCCCGCGAGAAGTTGGACCGCGCCACCGCCCACCAGGTGCTGGCCGACAACCCCGGGATCGTGCCCCGGCCTGTCGTCGGGGCCTTGCTGAACGACATCGATGCATCCCGGCCATTCATCAACAGCATCCAGCGGAAGGCCCTTCCGGCTGGGACCTTTGACCGCCCCGTCATCACCCAGCACGTCCTGGTGGACAAGCAGGCCGCTGAGAAACAACTGACCGCCAGCCAAAAGTTGCTGATCGGGAAGTTGCCTGTCACCGCCGACACCTTCGCGGGGCACCTGAATATTTCTCGCCAGGACATCAAATGGACCAGCCCCGGGATTCTGTCCATCGTCTTCCAGGACTTCGCTGCGGTCTACGCGAACGCCACCGATAACGAAGCCTGCGAAGACTTCGCCGCCAGCGTCACGAACGTGGACCCCATCGCCACCTGGGACGCGGAAGGCCTCTACGCCGCGATCTACGGGGCCGCCGCCAGCACCCTGGGGGCCGTGAACGCCCTGCCGGACACGTTGTGGGTCAGCCCGGATGTCTGGGGCCGCCTGGGTGGCGTGACCACGCTGGGGGTCCCCATGTTCCCCGGCATGAACCCCGGTGGGACCCAGGGTGGGCCCATGGGCTTCAGCCTGGTGGTGGACAAGAATTTCCCCGCGTCCACCATGATCCAGGGACCCAGCCGCTACGCGGAGTGGTACGAAGACGTAGATGGCCTGATGCAGGTTGGCGAACCGGATGTCCTGGGCCAACTGGTGGGCTTCGCTGGCTTCGGTGCCTTCCTGAACGTCCAGCCCGCGGCCTTCACGAAGTTCACCGTGCCCGCCCCCGTCGCTGCCACCCAGTCCGGGAACGGGAAGGACAAGTAGCCCGATGGCTGCACCCCTGGACCTGGCAACGGTCCGGGCCTACCTGAAGGTCCCGGCCACGTCGCTGTCAGACGAAGACCTTCAGCGGATGCTGGACGCCAGCGCCGACGACCAGGCCGCCCGCTGCAGTTGGACCGATGGCCAGTACCCGGAAGCCCTGGCCCAGGCCCTGCTGCGGCGGGTGCAACGTGAAGTGGCTGCCCGGAACCTTCCGCTGGGCATGGTGGGACTGGACGCTGCGGAGTATGGGCCTCAGCGTCTGCCCTACCTGGACAGCCTGGTGGAGGAACACGAGCGGGCCTATCGGGTCCAGGTGCTGGCGTGAGTCTGGCCGCGCCTGTGGCCGCCGCCACCGACATCCGGGGGGCCATCGTGGCCGCCCTGGACGACGTGGCCGGGCTGACGGCCTACCGGGTGGCCCCCGACCAGGCCACCGCGGGGGCCGCCTGGCCCCGCTGGGTGCAGACCACCTACGACGGGGCCCTGTGTCGCCTGGCGAAAGACACCTACGAAGTGTTCGTGACCCTGCCGGGTGACTACATCGAACACACCGTGGACCAGGGGGACGCCTTCCGCGATGTCGTGGCCCTGGCCCTGATCAACCTGGGCCGGGTGGAGTACGCGGAACCGGTCCAGATCCAGTTTCAAGATCAGCAGGCCATGCCCGGGCTACGCCTCCGGCTGACCATCACCTGAAGGGGACAGCACCATGGCACTTCCTGACACCACCAGGCCGCTAGGCCCGGGCCTGCTGACCATCGGCGCGACCGGATCCGAGATTGATGTTTCGTGCCTGGTCAACAACGCCGTCATTGCGGCTGAGAAGGACCAGGGGGACAGCACCACGAAACTGTGTGGCGATGTCCGGCCCGGGTCCGTGTCCTACACGTTCACCCTGTCGGGGAACATGGACACCGACGTTACGGACCCCGCGGGATTCTTCGCGCTGTCCCAGGCCGAAGCCGGGACCGTGCTGGCCTTCGTGTTCACCCCGAACACCGAAGGGGCCACGTCCGCGGCTGGGGAACTGATCGTGGACCCGCTGGACTTCGGTGGGGACGAAGCCGGGGAAACCATGGCGTCGGACTTTGAATTCGCCCTGGTCGGGAAGCCCACCTACACCTTCCCCGCCCCGGTGACCGGTGCCGCCGACGTGGACCAGCGGGACGACGACGCCGCATGACCACCGACGTGGACGGGGCCGACACCCTGGCCCGGACCTGCCGGGCCGCTGCCGACGACCTGGACGACATGGCCGCCGCGCATGCCGAAGCGGGCCGCCTGGTCCAACAGCGGGCCCGGGGCTACGCGCCGAAGGTGTCGGGGACCCTGGCCACGTCCATCACCGTGGACGCTGGTGGGTCCGAAGCGGTGGTGGCCAGCCCCCTGGTCTACGCCGGGGTTCAGGAGTACGGCTGGGCCGGGCACAACATCACCGCCCAGCCGTTCCTTCGGCCCGCCATGGCTGACCAGGACATGGTGGTGAAGCCCTACGCCGACGCCACCGCGAAGGCCGTCGCCCAGATCAGGGGGGCCTGATGGGACACCCGAAGTTGTCGGCCCCGCGGGTCCGGGTGATCCGCGAAGGGCACGAAGACATCGAACTGCAGTGTGACAACCGGGACATGATCCGGTGGGACCGCACCCGGGTGAAGCACCGCTGGGGGAAGGCCGATGACGAACCTATCGTCTGGCTGACCTTTATTGCCTGGGCCGCCGCCACCAGGACCGGGGCCACCACGGACACGTACGAAGTCTGGGAATCCACCACGCTGGATGTCGCGGTCCAGCAGGACGACCCCGAAGCCGAAGCGGGGGACCCTACCCAGCCGGGTCCAGATCCCGGCTGATCGTGGAACTGGCCATGGCCACCCGGACCGCCCCCGCCGACTGGTGGGACGAATCGGACGAGGTGCTGGCCACGGCCCTGGACGTACTGGACCGCCAGGCCCAGCAGGTGAAGACAGCGAAGGGGGGCCGACGTGGCAAACGTGGCTGACCTAGTTGTCCGGATCACCACCGACACGTCCGGGGCCCGCGGCCTGGACGACACCGGGACCCGTGCCAGCAAGATGGGCGGGGCCATCCGGTCCGCCGCGCTGCCCGCCGCCGCTGCCCTGGCCGCTGTCGGGGCCGCCGCGGTGTCAGCGGGCCGGGCTGCTGCTGAAGATGCCCAGTCCCAGGCCCTGCTGGCCACCGCGCTGACAAAAAATGCCGGGGCGACAAAAACCAGCATCGCCGCCACGGAAGACTGGATCAGCAAACAGTCCATGGCCACCGGGGTGGCCGACGACGAACTACGGCCCGCCCTGGCCGCCCTGGTCCGCGCCACCGGGGACACTGAAAGGTCCCAGGCCGCCCTGGCCACCGCGCTGGACGTGTCCGCCGCCACTGGGAAGTCTGTGGAGTCGGTCAGCCAGGCCCTGGCGAAGGGGTACGCCGGGAACACGTCCGCCCTAGGCCGCCTGGTCCCCGGCATGGACGCCGCCGTGGTGGCCAGTGGCGACATGGATCAGGTGATGGCCGAACTGGCGAAGACCACCGGGGGATCCGCCGCCGCCGCCGCCGACACCGCCGCGGGCAAGATGAAAATAATGGAAGTGGCCATGGGGGAGGCCCAGGAATCCGCTGGGGCCGCCCTGCTGCCCGCCATGTCCGCCCTGGCCACCGTCCTGGCCCAGGTCGCTGTCTTCGCTGGTGAACACCCCCAGGTTTTTATGGCCATCGCTGTTGCTGTGGCGGGGCTGGCCGCCGCCATCCTGGTGGCCAACGCCGCTATGTCGGCCTACGCCGCCGTTACTGGCGTCGCCACCGCCATCCAGACCAGTTACACCACGGGCGGACTTCTAGCCCGGGCCGCCGCCCTAGCCCAGGCCGCCGCCAGCGGGGTGGCCACCGCCGCCCAGTGGGCCTGGAACGCCGCCATGGCCGCCAACCCCATCGGCCTGGTCATCATCGCGGTGGTGGCGCTGGTGGCCGCCATGGTCCTGCTTTACAAGAAGTCCGACACGGTGCGAGACATCGTGGATGCCACCTGGGCGGTGGCGAAGGCCGGGGCCGTGGCCGTGGCGGATGCTGTTGTGGGGGTGGTCCGGAAGATCGGGGACCTGATCGGGGCTATCGGGCGGATCAGCGTCCCGGGCCTGATCGCCGCCGCCTTCGACACCATCCGGGGGGCCGTGGAAGCGGCCTGGAACTGGGTGGGGAACCTCATCACGAAGATCGGGAACATCAGCGTCCCCGGGGCCATCCAGTCCGCCTTCCAGGCCATCCGGGACGCGGTGGACGCTGGCTGGACGAAGGTGGGGGATCTGATCGCCGCCATCGGCAGGATCAGCGTCCCCGCCGTCATCAAAACGGCCTTCGACAACCTGGCCAGCGCCATCCATTCCGTCATCAGTGCGGTGGAATCCCTGATCGGCTGGCTAAGCCGGATCAAAGTCCCGGACATCAACCTGCCCGGCCCCCTGTCGGTGGGCGGGAATACCGCCCCCACCGTGGCCGCTGGCCTGGCCGTCGCCCCCCGGGTCCCTGGGGGCCGCGCCACCCCCAGGGCCGGGGGGTCCGGTGGAATCAACATCACCGTGAACGGGGCCCTGGACCCCGAAGCCACCGCCCGGCAGATCCGCCGAATCCTGGCAGGCCATGACCGACGGATGGGGTTGGCCACGTGATCGGTACTCACCAGGTGATGCTGTACGCCGACCCCGCCGCCGCCAACTGGGTCCAGTTGGCCACGAACGCGGGCATGGACGCTTCCAAGGATGGCTGGTTCCAGATCGCCTGGGGGTCCCCGTTCACCTGGAAGACCGGGGGCTACCTGGAATCCACCACCCCCACCGCCGACTATCAGGGGATCATGCGGGACCCGGACTTCCCCATCGTCACCCCCGTGAACGCCGCCCGCCTACGGGTCCGGGTGAAGTTCACCATCCCCAGCCCCACCAGGGTGTTCTGGGGGATCCGGGCCGGACGGACACCCGAAGACGCCTATGGCTACCCGGAGTCAGCCCCCGGGGACAGCGCCCGGGTGCAGACCTGGACCTGGGAGGCCATCCCCGCGGGGACCTACAGTTTCGAGACCACCTGGGACCCCGGATTCATCGGGGATCTGGGCTACCTGTCGCCCAGTTGGCACGTCGGCCCGACCACCGCCCCGGTGCGGCTGGACTACCTGGATCTGGCCTGGCGAAGCGGTGGCGGGGCCGTGGACCTGTCCTGCTGGGTGGACGACGTGGCGATAGCCCACGGAAGATCCGAGACCACCGGCCAGCCCGAAGCGTCCGCCGCCACCCTGAACCTGACCGCGGGCCCCGACGACCCACTGCCCCCCGAACTGGACGTGGGGGCCGTGGTGACCGTGGTGACGACCCTGCCCGACGTGGTGGACCCAGACACCGGGACGGTCTACGAATCGATGCGGTTCACCGGGAAGGTGACCGACGTGGCCATGGGCTGGGACGACGCCGGGGCCCAGACCCCTGACGCTGGCGTGGTCCAGGTGGTGGCGGTGTCCCCGCTGGCCGACCTGGGCCGCCGTGTCGTCGGGGCCGAACCCTTCCCCCAGGAACTGGACGGGGCCCGCGTCGCCCGGATCACCACCCTGGCCGGGGTCACCCTGGACCCCGCCTTCAGCGACCCAGGAACGGTCCAGATCCTGGCCCGGGACATCGATGCCCAGTCAGCCCTGGACGTGGCCCACGGGACCGCCCAGTCAGCCGGTGGGCTGGTCTGGCAGACCCGCTCCGGTGACATCCGCTACGCCGATGCCGACCACCGCCGCGGGATCCCAGCGACCCTGGACCTAGATGCCTGCGACGTGCTGGTGACCCCCACCTGGGCGCGCAACCTGGACGGCCTGGTGAACGCCGTGGCCATCGGTTACGGGACCGCCCCCGAAGGTGGGGAACAGCCCACCTACGCCGCCACCGATGCCACCAGTATCAGCCGGTGGGGCCGCTACGGATTCGCCTTCACGTCCGAACTGGCTGCCCTGGCCGACGCCCAGGCCATGGCGAACCTGCTGCTGACCCGGAACACCAGCCCCGCCTGGGTGATGGCCGCCCTACCGGTGGACCTGGCCGGGCTGTCCGCCGACGCCACCACCCAGTTACTGAACCTGGACATGCATGGCCTGGCCCGGCTGACCGGCCTGCCGTCCCTGGGCACCGCCCCGACCACCGCCCACCTGTGGGTCGAAGGCTGGACCGAACGGCTGGCCTTCGGGGTCCATGACATCGAACTGGCGGTGTCGGACTACTGCCGGACCGCCCCGCCGCCGCGCTGGGATGACCTGTCCGCGGCCTGGACCTGGGACACCGTGGATCCGGCCCTGACCTGGAACGCCACCACCTGCCTGGGCCCGCCCGTGGACGCCGGGCGGTGGACCGACGTGGCCGCCAGCCTTCGGTGGGATGACGCCGGGACCACCGCCTGGGACCAGTGGACCGCCACACCGACAGGAGTATGACCATGCCCGCAGAAACCCCCATCTTTCGGATCCCCTACCCGACCGGGACCGACCGTGTCGCGGACGGGGATAATTCGATGCAGGCAATCGCGGAGCGGATCGAAGCGATTCAGCATCCAGGGACCACCGTCGCGCCGACTTCGATCCTGTCCGGGCTGATCGTGCAGAACAGCGGGGCCTACCGTCGCGGCGGATTCTGCTGCCTATGGCTGAATCTGGGGGCCCCCGCCGCAGGTGTCGGAGTGAACACCGGACTGGTCACTGTCCCTGTTGGATACCGGCCCCCCCATGACGTCTTCGGGGTCGTGAACGTCGGGGCCAACTTCGCCACCATCATCGTGGCCGCCGCGGGGCACATCGCCTGCACATCAATGGCAATCCCACCGAGCGGGGGACTCTACGGGGTTATCACATACCCGGTCGCTGGAGGGGCCGCGCCGACCGCCGCCGTCCCCGAACCGACCGACGAGACCGACACCTAGGACCCCCGCATCACCCCATCACCAGGAAGGAACCACCGATGACGACCGACCCGACACCCCAGCCCGACCAGGCCCCCACGCCCGACCAGGACCCCGACCAGGACCAGCCCGACCAGGCCCCCGACGACCAGGGCCAGGTGAACGTGGACGCGGAGAAGGACACCAGCGTGGACGCCGACGAAGTGGGGACCGTGAACGTGGGCGGGATCCACGTGGACCAGGACGATGACGACGACACCGCCACCTGAGCCGACCCCCCGGCCCGCCGACCAGGACCCCGACCCCCCGGACCTGGACCTGGTGGTCCGGGCCGCCCAGCGGCTGCGCCAGATCCTGAACGATCCGGACCGGGCGGTGGCCGACAAGCGCCGCGCCATCGATGCCCTGGGCCGGGCCCTGCTGCGGCTGAAGGCTTCGCTGTGACAGCCGGGTCCGGCCAGGCGGCCCTGTCGAACGCCCGGCAGGTCCACGCCTACCCCCCGGGCTACTGCCTGAAGTACGTGCGTGCCGAAGCCTGGCGCATCGGGGGCCTGTACGGGTCGGCCATCGATGCCTGGCATGGGGCCGTGAAGCGACACCCCGGGGACCGGACCCCCCCGGTGGGGGCCCCGATGTTCTACAGCGGGGGCCAGTACGGCCACATCGTGGTGTGCGGGGACGACCCCGCCGACGACGACATCCGCGGGACCGACATGCCACACAGTGGCCAGGTGTCCGAAGGGGACATGGACTGGCCCGTGACGAACTGGGGCCAGACCTACCTGGGCTGGACCGAAGACCTGAACGGGGTGGACCTACCCCTGGGAGATGGTGACGAGATGACGCCCGACGACTGGGACAAACTGCGGGGGATCGTGGCCGACGAAGTGCGGAAGAACAACAACGACGCCGCGGAGCGGGTCTGGACCGATGACATGACCGTGACCACCCCCGCGGGGAATCAGGAAACGAAGGACACCCGGCAGGTGATCCGGGAAACCTGGCAGCGGATCGCAAAGGCCCACCAGGGATGACCACCCCCGCCGAATCCTTCACCACCGCAAACATGGACTTCGCGGCTGGGGGAAACGAAGGCTACGTCCGGGAGATTGCCACCTGGGGTTCGGTGATGATGCTTCAGGAGGCTAAGGACTTCACCCTGGCCGACAAACTGCCGGGGTCCTGGAAGTCCCTGCAGAACACCAGCACCGACGCTAAGGCCGGGTCCTGCCTGGCCTTTGACACCGACGTGTGGAGGCTGGAAGACCACTGGCTGACGAAGGCCTGTGACGAAGTGCAGGGGGCTGACGGGATGCTGGCCCGCTACATCCAGACCGCCATCCTGACCCACCGCGAATCCGGGAAGGTCGCTAACCCGATGTCCTGCCATGCCCCGCCGCCCCGCTTCCAGGACCAGCGGCTGGACCAGTTCGCGACGAACCTGCGGAAGGCCATCGGCCAGGTGGGGAAACCCATCATCGGCATGGACGCCAACTTTGACGTGAAGGACGTGACCGACAAGGCGGGCCTGCAGGTCTTCCACGTCCAGACCATCATCTGGGTGGCCACGAACCTGCGCCACCTGAAGTCCACCTATCGGGGCTGGGGGCCCGACCACGGGGCTTCCGACCACCCCGGCCTGACAGTGAAACTGGAACTGGTGAAGACCTGATGGACACCCGGGCCGTGGCCGTCATCCTGGCCCTGGTCCTGGCCCCCATCAGCCTGGTGCTGATCGTGGCCCTAGTCCGGGGCTACGACATCCACCTGACGATGACCCGATGGAAGGGGAAGCGATGAGACTGGACGCGGTGGTGATTCTGCTGGTGGCCATCCTGGTGGTGGTCCTGCTGCTGCTGGTCGGTGTGGGGTTCGATCCGCGATGACCCTGGAAGTGGACCCGACCCAGACCAGCCGGGTGGAACTGGAACACCTGGCCCTGTCCCTGATCGCTGAAGGCGGCCAGGACGACGACGTGGAAGCCATCCGGGCCGAACTGGCCAGCCGGACCTGGCAGAACCACAACCCCTACGCCCTAACGGGGGGTGCCGTCATCCACGGCCCCCGCTAGGGTCTCCCTACGTGACCCGGGGGGACACGTTGGACCGCCAGCCCACAGACCATCGCGCATGGACCAGGGGCTGGCGGTCCGTCAGTTCTGATGACGTGACTGGCGGTCCTGGCGAAGGTGGGCGGCCAGGGCCCGCTGGCTGGGGAAGGTCCGGCCACACCGACAGTCGTAGGACTGGGGCGGACCACAGGCCACGCACCAGGGCGGGTGGGGGGCCAGCGCCAGGTCAGTCACGGTGGGTCCTGGTGATGTGCGTGGCCAGGCCCTGGGCGGTGGGGAACGTCCGTTCACATTCGGGGCAGTTCAGGGGCTGAGCCACCGCGGCGTGGTGTCGCTGTCGGTGGCCCGACAATCCGGACTTGGAACCGAACGTCTTCCCACACTGGGGACAGGCCAGCGAAGGGCCGTGGATGTCGTCGGGCTGGAAGGTCCGCCCGTACTTGTCCAGGACTTCGGTCACCAGGTCGGCCAGGGGTGAAGCGTGACTGGGGCACAGGTCCACTTCCACCCAGCGCCACTTTTCGCCCGGCAGTTCGATACCCAGGCGATAGGCCTGCCCGGCCACCGTCTGGCCGTCTTCGGTCATGTGGATGTCACAGAACGTGACGATGGTCTGGCCCATAGTCAGCCCGCCTTCGGTTCGCTGTGGGCATCCAGGAAGCGGACGATGGCTTCCACCCGGAAGACATCGCGGCTGACGCTGTGCCGCTCCACATTCTTCGCCAGGTAGCCATCCGCGTAGTCGTAGCCGTTCCGGATGACGTGGCCGCGCTGGTCCAGCAGTTGCTTCCTGGTGGTGCCACAGGTCGGGCACTTCAGCCGCCTGTCATAGCACTTCGCGTGTTTGTCCCAGGTCACCGTGAAGGGTCGCCAGTTGTGGCCCAGTTCCCTGCAGTGGAGCAACTTGTTAGACAGGCCAGCCGCGAAGTCGTCAGCGGACATCGGGGCTTCAGTGGTGGTGCTGGTCTTCCGTCCCATAGGGGGGGGTCCCTTCCGAGTCAGTAGCGGGGTGTCATGGCCGCCATGCTATGGGGCCTGTCGTCCGCTGTCGCCCATAGTGGCCAGCCGCGTGTCCGGTGGGCCTGTCCCACGTGGGACAGAAACGACGACAAAGGGGGGTCAGGATGCGACACCTGGCGACACTTGACGGTAAAGTGAGCGTCAGAACGGACGGTCAAGTGTCTGACCAGGGGGTTTGACCCACCTGGGGGTCAAGAGGTCGTCGGTTCAAATCCGGCCAGTCCGACGCAGATAACTGCAGGTCAGACGTGGTTTGTCCCACGTTTGGGGGCTGGGCGGAATCCACCGTGGGACAGATCCTGTCCCACGCCCGTCCCACGAGAGGCCCCGCCCATGTTCACCGAAACCCTTCCGTCAGGCCGCGTCCGCGCTGGCTTCCGTGTCGCTGGCCGGAAGGTCACGAAGACGTTTGACTACGCCTACGAAGCCGAAGCCTGGGCCACCGCCGCCGAAGCCCAGGCCACCGCCGCCGCCGCCATCGTCACCCAGCCCGCGGTCCAGATGGGCCAGCCCCTGGTGGCCGTCCCCGACATCCCGGCCCGCCCCGACGCCCCCACCATCACCGCCCACGGGGAAGCCTGGCTGGCCCGCCGTGGCTACCTGGCAAAGGCCACCGTGAACTTCTACGGGGCCCAGGTCCGCGGGATCGCCACCACCCCGCTGGGGGCCGTCCGGATCGACCAGCCCCGGAAGTCCGACGTGGAAGCCTGGCTGACCTGGCAGTTGGACGCCGGGGTCCCCAGGCCCACCGTGAACGCCCGGCTGAAGGTGCTGCGGATGGTCTGCCAGGACGCGCTGGCCGACGGCCTGGCGGACCGGGACCCCACCGCGGGCCTGAAGTACCTGCCCACCGAAGCCCGCCCGGACCGGGTGCTGGACCAGGACGAGCAAGCCCGCCTGATCGCCCACGCCAGCCCCGACCTGGCCCTGATGGCCCTGCTGGCCCTGGACGCTGGCCTTCGCTGGGAGGAAGCCGCCGCGGTGTCGGTGGACAGCATCCAGGGGGACTTCCTGGTGGTCCACCAGGTGATCGAACGCGACAGCCGGAAGGTCCGGGGCTACACGAAGGGGGGCAAGCCCCGCACCATCCCCATGACCCACCGGCTGATGGCCGCGCTGGCCCCGGTGGTCGAAGCCGCCCGGGCCGAACGGGGCCCCCACGCCCTGCTGGTCACCAGCCCCGAAGGCCAGCCGCTGGACTACTACAACTGGCGTCTACGGGCCTGGCGTCCTACCTGCCGGGCCGCCCGGCTGAACCCCCGCCCCCGCTTCCACGACCTGCGCCACACCTACGGGTCCGGGCTGGCCGCGGGCAACGTGCCCCGCCACGAAATCGCCACCCTGCTGGGCCACGCGGATGAGAAGACGACGGCCCGCTACATCCACGCCGGGGCCGACGGCCACCGCCTGGCCCTGGTCCGGGCGGCCCTGGCTGGCTGATCCTGCGGGACCCACGGCCCCCGTTCGCCCATCCGGGTGGGCGGGGGTCTTCCTATATCACCATCTGTCGTCAGTTGTCACCGACATCCGGGCAAATCCTTGTCAGGCGACCGTTGCCCGGGGTACGTCTAGGGGACGACAGAACACGACACCCGGTGATCCGGGACGAACGGGGCCCCCCGCCATGCCACTGACTGAAGCCGACCTACAGGAACTGATGGACCGGCACGCCGCCGCCACCTTCCTGGACATGTCCGTCACCAGCCTGGACAGGCTGGTAGCGGCTGGGGCTATCGAAGTCATTCGACCCAGTGGCCGACCCCGGGGCCGCGTGAAGATCAGCAAGCGGGCCTGTCTGGACTACCTGAACCGCCAGCGCGTCCCCGTCAAGCGGAAGCCCGCCTGACCCAGCCCCACCCCACCGACCCCCGCCCGGGTGGATCGGTCTTCCGACTACGCCCAGGGAGAACCATGACCAGCCGCCTAGTGGCGTCCACCGGACGCTTCCACACCTACAGCCTGGACGGGAAGCGGGTGCCCGGGGTCACCACCATCACCGGGGCCATGGACAAGGGCGGCCTGGCGAACGCCGCCGCGAAGGAAGTCGCCCTGTGGGCCGCCATCCATGCCGGGGAACTGGACACCCTGGGGGCCGACGAATGGGCGCAACTGGCGTCCGGGGCCCACCGCCGCAAGTGGGACGTGTCCCGGGACAACGGCACCGCCGTCCACCACATCGCCCACCGGCTGGTCTTCGGTGAACCGGTCCCCGACGAAGGCCCCGACGGGCTGCCCTGGTCCGACGACGTACGCCGGATGGGGGAACAGGCCGCCCGGTGGATGGACCGCTGGGACGTGGAACCCATCCTGGTGGAGGCCCCGGTTTTCTACGACGGACGCCGCCCCTACGCCGGGACCCTGGACCTGGTGGCCGACCTGAAGGACGGGGCCCGCTGGCTGCTGGACTGGAAGACCAGCGAATCCGGCATCTGGCATGAAACGGCCCTGCAGGTCTGCGCCTACGGGAACGCCACCCACGTCCAGATCGGGGCCCGCGGGCCGAACCGGGACGAGACGGATCAACTGATGCCGAAGGTGGACCGCTACGGGGCCCTGTGGATCCGGCCCGACCACTGCCAACTGATCCCCCTTCACGTCACCACCGACACCTTCCGGGTCTTCCGGGCCCTTCAGCAGGTCCAGGCCTGGGCCGCCCAGAAACGGGACCTGGTGGTGGGGGCGGCGCTGCCACTGCCGAAGAAGACGACGGGGGACGCCGCATGACCACCTACCTGATGCCCGACGCGGAACGGATCCTGGACCTGGCCCTGGCGAAGGCTGAGGACCTGATCCGCGAAGGCCGCCTAACCGACGCCATCCGAACCCTGGCCGTGGCCGTGGCCGCCGCGGACCTGGTGCATGACGCCGAACTGGACGACCCCAGCCAGCCCTGGTGGGACGACCTGGACGACCCGGACGGACCGACGCCATGACCACCGACCAGGCCCCCTACGTTTCCAGTCGTCGGATGTCCCCGGCCCTGCACTTGCGGGAAGCCGCGAAGGCCCCGCTGGGATCCCCCGCGGAGACCTACCACCTACAGGCCGCCATCGGGGAGGCCCTGGCCCGCCTGCTGGAAACGTTTGAACGGCGGTTCCTGCAGTGACCCTCCAGCCCCTGGCCGACCAGCCCATGGCCCGCTGGGTGTCCATGCTGGCCCCGGCCCGCCAACTGGCCGAAGTCCTGGCCATGACGGAGTTTGTCCCCACTTCCCTACGGGGCAAGCCCGACGCCATCGCCGCCGCCATCCTGTACGGGGACGAACTGGGGGTGGACCCGATGCAATCGCTGGCGTCCATCCACGTGGTGGAAGGCAAGCCCCAGCCGTCGTCCGAACTGATGCGGGCCCTGATCCTGAAGGCCGGACACAGCCTGGCGGTCCACGAGATGACCGGGACCCGGGTGCGGGTCTCCGGCCTACGCGCGGGCCGCCCCGAAGGCGAACGGGTCACCGTGGAATGGACCATGGACATGGCCCGGGCCGCGGGCCTGGCGAACCGCGGGCCCTGGCGGTCCTACCCTCGCGCCATGCTGCTGGCCAGGGCCTTCGGGGACCTGGGCCGGACCCTGTTCCCCGACGTGCTGAAGGGCCTGTCCTACGTGGCCGAAGACGACGCCACCGCCAGCGACCTGGAAGCCTGGGGGGCCACCGCCGACGTGGTGGACGGCCAGGCCGTGGAAGGCCCAGAGACGGCCAGGAAGGCCCTACAGCGGGCCAGGAAACCACGGGCGGCCCAGGACACCGACGAACCCCCCGTGGCCCCCCCAGCGTCCCCACCGTCCGGGTCCGCCCCCCGGGCGGTGGGG